AATGGTTAGGAGGCCGGATGTGTGTTTAACTAAGGATGTGTGCATTGTCCGTGGAGGGATGAACGATGAACGGCTGAAGAGATGGTTGTATGCTCAACACGATGGTGGGCTGAGCCTGGCAGGCGACTGTCCAGTCTTGGCTGCATTTTACAACCAGTTTCCATCAGGTGACAGCCAAGGGGAATTGTCCGAGTACTCAGATGCACACAAATTCAAGGCCGGCAAGCAGTGTGGGGAAATCACCGATGAGGCCAGATATTCTTTCTGGGTTGCGTTCGGGTTGACTCCAGATGAGCAGCTCGCAATTGAGCGAGATCTGCTAAACTGGACGCCGAATTTGACCAGGGGGGATGCTGACCGACGGGTGACTCTCATGGACTACTGCTTAAGATAACTGACCATTATCACCAACTACGATTACAGGAAGACCACGAGCTTAATGATGACGAAAACAAAGAAAGTTGTTAACACTATAGTGCCGTATGTGCCAGCTGCAGCTGCCTTAGCTCTCCCAAAGCTGAATAAGAGTATGGATGTCGCCCATGGCGCAATTCAAATTATCAAGGGAGTGAGGTATGCTTATGATGCAGGGCGTGGGATTTGGAACAAAGTACGGCGTCAGAAGGTAGGGAATGGAGCGTTGGTATCTCATCCTGGAGCTCTTCCAGGTGCTATAGCAGCGCCGGTTGCCACAACTCGCATTATACGAGGGAGTAAACCCAAGTTTCTGAAGAGTAAAGGTTCTGTTGTGTTATCTCATAGGGAATATGTGACCCAGGTATCAGCTGTATCATCAGGCATATTGCAACTGAACAATGGTGCTGCTGCTGACTATTATCGAGTGAACCCCACTAATGTTGCACTCACACCTTGGCTGATCAATATCGCTTCAAACTTTGACCAGTATCGCTTCGTCAACGTCGAACTACAGTATGTCCCGCTGTGCGCAACTACAGAAGTTGGCCGGGTTGCTGTGTTCTTTGACAAAGACTCCGCTGATCCAGGTCCGTTTGACCGAGCAGAATTAGCCAATTACGCGCATCTGACAGAGACATCCGCGTGGTGTGAAGCACGTTTGCAGGTTCCGGTAGATAATGTCAAGCGGTTTGTCAACGATTCATCAGTTACAGACACCAAGCTTGTAGACCTGGGACGCATCGGACTATGTACATATGGAACCAATACCAACAATCAACTGGGAGATCTCTTCATCAAGTATACCATCGAGTTGTTTGAGGCCCAACCATCTAGCGACATTGTTGCTGAGGGTCTGGGCACAGCCGGAGCTATCACTTCAACGAGAGGTTCCAACCTGTTCTCTTACATTCAGGCGTCTTCTTCCGCCACTGTTGCATCATTCAGTTTCAAACCTGGCACCTACATGGTCACGTTTCTGTGTGACGCTACGGCAGCTACTGGAGCATCAGTTGCGGTGGTCACGGGGGGAGCGGTGTTGTCTTTTAAGACAGCATTTATCACCACCAAAGCCACCATCACGGCCATCATCGATATGTCGGCACCTAATAACCGTATAGACTTTAGTGTGCCTTCCACATCTATGCAGGGCTGGAATCTGTTCGCTGCTCGCACTACTCGTGTTCTCAACATATCCATCACCAATAATTAGGTGGTCTTGGAGGTAGGATTGGAGATATGATCCCTGGCAATGTCTGGGGTGATCACTTAGTGGCTTAAGAAGTCTGACCAGCTTCATGGAAATACAGTCTCTTGACGGCACTTTTGAGGAAGCATTAGTTGTTCAAAACGAAGTTAAGAAAATCCTGCTGAGTCATAAAACAACCAAAGCCATACTACCTTTAGCTCCTGTTAGTCACTTCTCGAAATGGAAAATCCCGAAAAGTGGGTTCTATGCCCCAATAGATGTCAAGTTTGTACTCACGCCACACATATCAGAGAGAGCTCAGGTCAAGGGGGTCGTAAAGCTAGTAGATTCACGCGACATGTCACCCAGCCGAGAGTTGTATCGGAGCAAGGAGTTCAATATCGGTCATGGATTAGTGATCGAGGGTTCCCAGCTACCCTTCTGTCTACCAGTGGGGGACTATCCACTACAATTCGAGGTCACGGTGTTGCAGTCACAATTCAGGGAGACAGCAAATCTCTACTCAACTTCAGTCGAGTGGCGTATGATGTCTTCCACAACCCCGTTATCCAGAGTGAGGTCTGTTATGGGTGCGGCCCATCAACCAGCGATGACACTACAACCAAATTTTAAGATGTCGCTGGAATCATCCAAGGGCGTAGGCTCTACGTCCAAGCGGAGGAAAGGAGGAAAGCCTAATGGCCCAGGTCTGAGGTGTAATCAGTCTACCGGTGTTGGTGGTTCTTCACCGGTGATGCCCCCGTGCTCACAGGCCGGGGAGTGGACTGATAATGATCTGGGAGACAGCTATTCCGAGTACTCTATGCGGGACTTATGAAGCCTACACTGACCAGTCACTTCCTT